AAGGCTTTAAGAGTTGGGTTTGTCTTTACCAACCGAAATAAACAAGCATGCCAGATCAGGATCGGCTACTTTTGTGGATGCCCAAGCCAACACACTCGAAGCGATAGGCACAAGCAAACTGATCAACATTGGATCAACACCCTGAGCATTAAGCCCATAAATCATTAAACCAATCAAACCGCCTTTAGTGGTCTGATCACCGATTTGCCGTTTTGCTTTGTTAATTTTCTTGCTTGTCATCGTTTTGTTCAATTGTTGGTGCAATGAATTCATCTAAATTTGCGTCATATGTCCAACCAATACCGGGATAAGCGCCGCGAATATTGCCGTGATAACTACAGCGCAAAACAAAAAGATTTGCATTGTTTAACTGTGCCGTGTAAAACGCCTCCCAAGCTTCAGTTGATCCACCAACTGTTGAACCATCTAAATCTATTTGAGTAATAGTTTCATCAACGCCGGTATTTACCGCGATAACTTGATTTTGTTCGTTAATAATTGCGTAGTGTGCCATTATGCAAAACTCACATTTCCGCTACCAGCCGTTATTGTCGCCCGTTTGTATCCACCACTTGCCGCGCTTTCTGTGCCTGTTAAACCTGCGCCGATTGTAATTGTTAGCGTGTCTGCGTAACGCAAAATCACTACGCCGCTACCGCCTGCACCTGCTGCGCCCGTACCCGAATAACCGCCACCGCCGCCGCCTGTGTTTGCTGTGCCTGATGTCGAAGCATTACCGCCACCACCCGTGCCGCCGTTGCCGTCAAACGCACTACCGCCGCCGCCACGAGTAACCGCTGAACCTGTAATGCTTGACGATAAACCGTCGCCACCGTTTGCTGCGCCACCTGCTGCGCCTGCGCCGCCGCCGCCGCCTGCTGTTGCGCCTGCGTAACCTTGCACGGGAAAGCCAGTTGTTGGACCGCCTGCGTAACTGTTTGCACCGCCACCACCTGAACCGCCAGCGCCACCAGCAGCGCTACCGCCACCATAACCGCCGCCAATTGCGCCAATAAGACCGTAAAAACTTGAAGTATTACCGATAGTGCCATTACCCGAAGTACCGCCACCAGCGCCGCCTGCGCCGACAACGACCGCATAATTTGTTGATTTTGTAATCTGTACATTTTGTACTGCGCTACCGCCGCCGCCAGTTGTTTCACCGCTGACACTATTTATGTAACCGCCAGCGCCACCGCCGCCGCCACCACCGCCAGCGCCACCGCCGCCGCCACCAGCAATAACTAAATAATCAACATAAATTGCAGCAGCCGCACCGCTAAAAAAAATAGCAGCACTAGCACTAGTAAAATAAAGCGTGCCACCTCCCCATTGTGCCAACGCTAATGAGCCAGCAGTTGTAACTGTCGCCGTGCCTGCCGTGATCGTGCAAGTACCCGCACCAATGTTTTGAATAAACAAAGTATCGCCCGCTGCAAAAATGTTTGTGTTCACCGTAATTGTTGTAACGCTCGCGCTGTTCATTGCGATGCGTGTGCCTTTATCGGTTGCCGCCAATGTATAGCTTGCAGTTTTTGTTGAAACTGTCCAATTGTAATCGTTAGCCTGCAAACTGTCCATTTGTGCGGCTGTTAAAACTTGTCCGGCTGTGAAGTCTTGAATTGCCATAAGTGTCCTTTACATTATCCTAAAACATTGAGTGCATCAATGATGCCAAATTCTGCATCATCCAAGATCAGCTCATAAACAATTGTGGTTGGGCTTGTAAACAGCGTAATGCTATGCCCGCTATCAAAACTTAAATAATGCTCGATGCCTTCAACGGCAAGCTCTTGAGCAAGCTGGGTTGTGCCAATAGTTTTTTCAATGGTTATTGTGTTGCCTATTTCGATGGCTGCCAGCACATCTTTTTGGGCAGTTGTGAGCATATTAAATTGGGTTTCAACGCTTGTGTAGCGTGGCTCAGGCTCGGGCACTAGCAGATATTCTGCAAGCTCGAGCGCTGCCGCATCGTTATGCAAAAGGCTTTCATTGATGTTTACGGCTTGCACAAAATAGGTTGCTTGGCTTGCTGCATCATCTGCGGTTTGTGGGCTGTTACTGCCGGCAATAGTTACCGTTGCCCTATTCACAACTTGATCCGCCTCGAAACTTATGCCCACACCATTGAATTTGATTGCCGTGCCGTCATCGTGAAAATCTGCAACAGATCCGCTGAGCGTGTTGCCTATTCTTGGCTCGAAACGCAGATCGCCCGAGCGTGTCATAAACAATCTGCCTTGCTCGGCTTGATTTATTTCTGAGCAGTATTGTGAAACATTTGTGCCTTGCGGGACTGTAAAAGCTGATGCGCCGCCAAGCGTAACTGTGCCAGTTTGAATATCGCGTTGCGCTACTGGAAACGCTACTTCGGGCAGATCAAGCACAGCTTCAAGCCGGGTGCTGGATAATTCCTCGCTGACATTGAATTCATCCATGACGGTTTGCGCTAACAAATAAAATTGATCAGCGCAAAAAACCGTTACCGTGTCCAAACCGCCCAGCGCGAAGTTGTAGTTGTAATTAATTATGTAGCCGTTGAAAATGTCTTGGGCTGTGTTGGTTGCATCGTAGCGTTGCAATTTGACGCGGCGTAATGGTGCAAGACCGGGTTGCTGTGTTGTTTCATCCCAATATGGGCTGTTCTGATCAAACGGATTAAAAATGCCGGATGTGTCCAGCATTTGGAAGCTCATTGTGCCGGGCGAGAATTGATCACCTTGATCTTGCCTGCCGCGCCTTACTGAAACATTCGTGCAACCGTCAAGCACCCCAGCAAAATTTGTTGTGCCATCGAGAACATAAGTGCTGGTTATTAGTGAACTGTTTAGCCCCCATGTGGCTGTGCTGGTTGATGCGTCGGCTGTGCCGTTCCATGCTTGTTCGGTGAGTGTGTATCCCGTGTAGGTGTCGGCGTATGTGCCGTCAAAATACGGCAACAACGATGACGATTGTTCAACAAGCACGGCATCAACCAAAAACTTTTGTCCCGATGTACCGCCAGCAGTTTGTCCAAAATATGCTCGAACATACGAACTATTTGTCGGTGCTGTTGCCGTAACCGAAAATCGAACCCAACCAGAAGTGTTTGTCAATGATGAAGTTGTACCTGTGAAAAAACTTCCAACTTGAACATTTGACGAATTAAAAAACAAAGCACGAGCGCCAGCCGTCATAGTTTCGTTTCCTGTTGGTACTTTCATATAACCGCTAATCGTGTATGAATTACCCGCAGTTATTGTTCCGATTGCTGTTTCCTCAAGCGTTTCGTTTCTACCAGTTGCCTTTGTAACTTCTAAAGACGCAGTTCCGATATAGTCGTCTGTGGTTATTCGAGCAAGTGTCGGTGTTCCTGATGTTGCAATTGCCCCCCAACTTGTTGTGTTTGTTTCAAAATTAGGGTTTCCCATTAAATTGGTGCGTGTAGTCGTAGTTGTGTAACCCGACAAAATACCCGCAACCGCGTCATCAAGCAAAAACGCATCTTGAACAAACCCTGTGTCAATAAATAGCTCATAGTTACCTGAGCCAACTACTGCAACGCCTGCCATTATGCAATTTCAAACTGTGCCGGTCCAGCTGTGCGGTTGTATGCCCGCAAAGCATCCGTTACAGCTTGCCCCACTTCCGATTTTGTTGCCAGCTGGCTGTTCACATTAATAGTTACCGCGCCGCCACCACGCCGAGCATTTAACTCATCAATGTTTGGCATCAACACGGGCGAAACGGTTGGTGCGCTGATCGCCTCTGTGAAGCTTGTGCTGATGCCTTTAACATCCGCGAAATTGATGCCTTTGCGAGATAGCCGGCTTTCCGCTGCGGCAAGCGCTTCCTCGACACCACGCAAATAGGCTTTGGCATTTGATACGCCCGCGCCATAAAACTTTTGAGCTGATAGCTCACCTATGCGCTCGGCAATGGCTTGTGTTTGCTCTACAAGGGTATTTGCCCGCAAAACATTTTCTGACGATGCAAGCAATTCTTTAGCGATAGCCGAGCCGCTATCAATGCCGGCATCAATGACTTGTTGCAACGCATCTTGAGATAATCCCGCTGCAAGCAGTTGCTCGACAAGATCACCAAACTCTTTTGTTTTGTCTGCTTGTTTTTGTAGCGCACTAAAAAAGGTTGTGCCGGCATCCTCGCCGCCTTCCTCAAATGCTTTGCCAAAGTTAAGTGCATCTGTGATGACTTGTGCAACTGATCCGCTGAAACTATCAAAAGCGCTTTGTGCTTTGTCCAGTTTGCTTTTCGCGTCATCAAGTGCCGCGCCCATATATTCGCGTAATGCTTTAGCAGCTTCGGTTGTTTTGTCTGCAAGCTGTTTAACTTTGTCAGCTGCATTGCCTGCGCCTGTTTCGATTTTTTTGGTTTCTTTTTCGGTTTCCGCCATGTATTCAGCGATCTTTGTGCCGCGTATGTAATCGAGCGTGAAGCCGAGCCTGCCCATGTCTTGAGCTGTGCTTTTCGCCGCTGTGCCCAGCCCTGTGGTAGCTGTGGTTGCAGCCTTATTTTGGTTTTTGAATATGAGCAGCGCACCACCAACTACAACTAGACCGGCTGCGATTGCAGCCGCAGCAACACCCGCTGTGCCGGCTGTAGCAACCGCAGCAAGCGAAGCAGCATTAGCAAAATTGAGTGCTGTAGCCACAACTGTTACCGCATTAGCAAGCACCTGTGCGCCCTTGTAAGCAACAAGAGCTGAAGTAACCGCAGCAATTGCCAAAGCCACCCCTGCAATGATGTTTGTGTGTTCGGCTGCCCAATTGCCGAAAGTTACAAGCAACGGCAATACCGCTTCAACAGCTGGCAATAACGCTTTGCCTATGCTTTCTTTGGCTTCATCAAGCGCCACGCTCATCCGCCTAAATTGCCCTTCAGCTGTGCCGGCTGCAACCGCAGCTGAACCACCAAAAGTTTTAGTAAGTGTGCCCATAACTTGATCAAGGGTTGCGCCTTCTTTAATTGCAACCTTTAACTCAGGGCTGAGCTTGGCAAGCGCTTTAGTGTTACCCCCATAAGCAAGTGCTAACGCATCGCTGACGCTCTGTAAATCTTGTCCGGTTGCCGCGCTGATATCCATTGCGAGCGCAAGCGCTTTGTTTGCTTCTTGCAAATCTTTAGTGCCTCGAGTAAGCGAAGCGAAAGCCGGGCGAAGCTCACTATCTGAAACGCCTGTTGCCATTTGCATCGCCGCCACACTCGCTTCAACCGCAGCGATCTGTTCATTGGTTGCGCCCACAACATTTTGCAAAGTTTTAGCAAGCTGAGCTTGTGCAGCTTCATCCTCAATTGCCGCTTTGACCGAAAACGCAGCTGCCGCAGTAAGACCAGCAAGCGCAGCCACAGCCGGCAAAAAAGCTTTTTCCATAACAAACCCAGCTTTTTGGCTGTTTGTTTCAAGGCTCTTAAATTCGAGTGCCGCCTTTTCAAAACCTTTGCTATCAAGACTTGAAATTATTGGGATATTAATTGCCATGACGCACCTGCAAATTTCTGTTCAATCTTTCCATAACCTTTTCACATACCGCCAAGACTTCGCGCTCAACTGTTTCTTTGTGCATGTCCACAGCTGGATCAATTGCGCGTGGCTCTAAACCAACCTCAGCATTTAGATTTGTTACAAATATGCCTTTGGTCCGCCTACCGGCATGATCATAGATAGCGCCGGCAGCATCCTTTTGTTGGATCACCATCAATTGATACGGTTTTGCCTTGAATAAAACATTGTGGCTTTCACGCGGGTTTGTTTCAGGATCAAATTTATCTTTGAAAGTAACAAGCCTTTGCCGTTGTGCAGCTGCACCAACTTTCACTTTGAAGCCTGCGCGGACCGTGTTGTTATCCCAATACACATCACGCCCTTTTACCAGTTTTGATTTATACATGCGCGATAGTGGCGCGCCGTTGCCTTCGCTGTTATCAAAGTTTTTGATCATGTCTCGAGCGCTCACAATAATTTTTTGTCCGGCTGTAACAATGTCTTTTGTTACTTGCCTGCGATATTTTGGATCAAAGCTGTTCAGCTCAGCCAATGCTTCTTTGATGCCATGCACCTCGATGCGCGCCGTGTAAGCCATTATTTAGCTCGGCTTTGTTTGTTGAGGATCTCAATCACAGTGTTCACATCGTCAATTTCAAATGTTTCAGCACCCCAAAACCCTGTGGCAACCAAGATTTCAGCCAGCGCATACCTTAGAGATCCTCGCCTGCTTTTGGGATGTTTTGATCTACCACTTCAATGTTTCGCAGTTTGTCAATATAAAGATCAAGTGTTGCCGGCACGGTAACACCCGCTTTTTGTGAAGCTGTGTAACACAAAAATGCAAGATCCTCGACACCAATGCCGGATGCCATCTCGGAAGCTTTGCGCCTATATTTTCTTTCCCAAGCAACTACGGTTGCCAAGTTGGTTTCAATGGTTTGCGTTGTGCCGTCAGTGAATACGGCTTTAAGCGTTAATTGCATTTAGTTTTCCTTTTCTCGGGCAAGGCTTCGCTCTCGCGGTCTTGCGTTTGTAT